CGGCGCGCGGATCGGCTCCAGCGGCTACGGCGCACAGATCGGCTCCAGCGGCAACGGCGCACAGATCGGCTCCAGCGGCTACGGCGCACAGATCGGCTCCAGCGGCAACGGCGCGCGGATCGTCTCCAGCGGCGACGGCGCACAGATCGGCTCCAGCGGCAACGGCGCACAGATCGGCTCCAGCGGCAACGGCGCGCGGATCGATAGCTCTGGAGATCGTGCAGTTATTGCATCGTCTGGTGTTAATGCCCGCGTCAAAGGCACTCACGGAGCATGGCTATCTGTCGCTGAATACGTCTGGAATGAGATTGATGCTCGATATGACTGCATCGGCTTCGCTACCGGACAAGCAGGCTTCGACAACATACCTGCCGATACTTGGTTGATCGCCCGCGATGGCAAACTGACGGCAGCCTGACATGCTCCACGCACCCATCAACATGACCCCGCGCGACCTTGTCCAGCTACTTGGCGAGATCGTTGACGGCGGGGCCATCTGGAACAGCCTCAAGGGCAGCGACGACGAGATCGCCGAGCTGTCCGACGCGCTGATCCCGTTCACCAACCTTTGGCACGACAAGCGGCCTGCGTTGCTGGCTGCTGTGGGAGAATGAGCATGGATAATCCGCATCAAGCTTTGAGCGATGTAATTGAAGCGGCCCGGCGTGACATGGCGCGGACGCAAACCGACTTTCTCGGACGCATGGCGCAATGCCTTCACGAATATCAGGATATTTTTGACGAGCATCCTGACGGCGATTTAGGTGGCGAGGCCCGCAAGGATGCAGATGATGCGATCCTTTCCTTGGCCGGTTTGGCGCTGGCCCAGCTTTTGATGCTGCGTGGCTTCAATAGCCATGACGTAGCCTGCTTGGCTATCCCGACCGACCTCGAACCCATCGACACCAGTGTTGGAGGGGTGGAGCCATGAACGCCGCCACCGCCATCCGCCATATCGGCGCTGATATCGACCGCATCCATTCGCTTTCTGTCCGTATCGCATGGCTCGACATCGAAGGCCGCGGCGATGAGGCGCAGACCCTCCAGTGCAGGATGGACGACCTCAAGGCGACCGTCCGCGATGACCTTACCGCCATCCTGTCTCCTTACGGCGTGACGGTCGGGCAGATTGAAGGGGCGGAGCTGTGAGCGACCCCTGCCAGCCATGGACCCCTCTCCAGCTTATAGCGGTAGCTGCGTGCATCCTTCTTGGAGGATATGCATGGATGCTGGTGGGGGTGGGGCTGTGAGCGACATCTACGACGCCTTCGATCGGGAGCGCAAGCCTGTGGCGGAAGTGGCACCTGCGCCAACAGGGCCGCGCGGCAAGGTGATCCATGACCAGATGGAACAGGGCAGCATGGCGTGGCTTCAAGCGCGCTGTGGCTTGTTGACCGCTTCGGAGATGAAGTTTGTCATCACCGAAAAGACGCTCAAAGTCTGCGATAACGACAAGATCAGGGCGCACATCTACGACCTTGCTGCCCAGCGCATCACCGACTTTGTTGAGCCGATGTTCCAGAGCATGGACATGATCCGCGGCCAGAATGACGAGGCGGAGGCGCGCGCGCGTTACGCCCAGCAGTTCGGCCCGGTCAAGGAAGTCGGGTTCATCACCAACGACAAATGGGGCTTCACGCTCGGCTATTCGCCTGACGGCCTTCCCGAAGGCACGAATGGCGGCATCGAATGCAAGTCGCGTAAGCAGAAATACCAGGTGCAGACCGTAGTTGAGCATGTGCTGACAGGCGGCATTCCCGGCGAGTTCGTTATGCAGCACCAGACCGGCCTCATGGTCGGGGAACTAGATTGGATCGACTTCATCAGCTTCTCCGAAAAGCTGCCGATGGCCGTGATCCGCGTCTACCCCGACGAAAAAATTCAGGCTGCCATCGAAGAGGCGGCGGCGGCCACCGAGGCGAAAATCGCCAAGATCATCGAAATCTATCAGGAGCAAACCCAATGAGCATCCGCTTCATTCCCGTTGCCGAAATCAATGACCCTCTGACTATCGCGCTGGGTATCAGCGGCGGAAGCGGCACCGGCAAGACTTATACTTCGCTGCTGGTCGGCCGCGGAATTGCGGAAAACATCACCGGCAAGAAGGGTTCGCCGATCGGCTATGTCGATACGGAAAACAAGCGCGCCCTTCACTACAAGGCGGCGTTCCCCGAAATGATGCATTTCGACTTCACCGCTATCAATGAGGATGGCGAGCTGGTCGGGTTTGGGCCGGAACGATGGATTGAGGTGATCGACGCGGCGGAAAAGGCTGAATTGCCGGTGTTGATCTTCGACAGCTTTTCTCACGCATGGGAAGGCATCGGCGGCGTGCTGGACCTTCATGCCCAGGTTCTTGACCGCCTGTGCCGCGAAGCTGAGGCACGCAATCAGCGCTACAACAATTCTACGCCCGTCGATCCCTCCAAGTTCAGTCAACTGGCATGGGCAGAGGTCAAGCCGCGCTATCGCCGCCTGATCGATCGTATCGTTCGCGCCAAGACCAACGTCATAATTTGCACCCGCGCGAAGCCGGTCATGCAAAAGGGCTTTGGCGACAAGGCTGAAAATGCGCGCGCCACCAAGACCCGCCGCAAGGACGTTCCGTGGGATCCGGCGAGTGACGCTGACCTGATGTTCGAAATGACCGCGATGGTTATTCTCGACCCGTCTGCCCCTGGCTGTCCCGTCCACCAGATCAAGGTGGCTGATCAGTTCAAGGGACTGCTGAACCCGCGCCAGCCTATGAACGAGCATACTGGAGCCGCGATGGCCGAATGGGCAAAGGGGCAGGGCGGCGCGCAGGCACAGAAGGCGATCATGGACTTTGCTCGCGACAGGGCGCGCGAAGGCAAGGCCAAATTCACCGAATGGTGGAACAGCGAGGACGGGAAAGCGGCCCGCACCGTGGTTCGCCCGATCATGGACGAGATAACGGCGCTCTGCACAGAAGCCGACCAAGACGCTGCAAAGTCTGACGACAATCCATTCGAAGGTCCGTCCGGCGATCAGCGTGGCGAAACCTTAAACGGCGTCGATGAAGATGAGATGGCCCGCAAGGTCCGCGAGGAAACGAACGCCATGGCGGAGGCGGCGTAATGCAGCCTCACCTAGGCCCCCGCCAACGCGCCATCCTCGCCCGCCTGTCCGATGGCGATTGGGTCAAGGGCCGGGCGCTCGCCGGCGATGTGGGCGTGCTGGCGAGGAACCTCTTCGCCTACATCGAGCGGCTGCGTGCGCGTGGCTACGAGATCGAGGGCGACAATGTGCGCGGCTACCGGCTGATCGAAAATGACGCGGCCAAAGCGGCCTGAAAGGAGAATGGACATGGCATTTTGGAACAAGAAATCGACCGAGCCGATGATCTCGCAGGCCGAACACGTCCGTATTGTATCGGAGAAGGTCGGAGAGGCGCGGAAGGATTTGCAGCAGCAGATTTCGGGCCTGCAAATCCAGAATGAAACGCACCTCGCTTTGAGCAAGGCAGAGCGGCGGCGGCATGAGGCCGTGGTTGCCGATCGCGATAAGATCGCAGCCGAACTCGCTGCCCTCAAATCCGCGCGCGAACGCCAGCTTGCGAACCTTGCGAAGGGATCGGCCGCCAGTGCGCAGGCCCGCAAGCAGCGCGCTAACGGGGAGGGGGCGTGATGGGCGACAACTGGCAATGGTGGGCCGGTCGATCAGAAGAATGGATGGACCTTGGCTCCTATCAAACGCGCAATGATGCAATTGCGGGCGGCTTGGCCAATGTAGGGCAAGGCGAGGGCGATTATGTGGTCCTGGAGGCCTTCGCGCTCGTTCCGCCTCCTCTCGATGCTGATACGATCATCAACGACTATTTTGAGTATCTTGGTGACAACAGCGACTATTATTCGGGGGAGGCCGGTTATCCAGAATGGTTGTTGCCCACCGAACAGCAGAAGATCGCGGAATCCGAGCTGCAATCTTTCCTAACCGCATGGTCGGAAAAGTGGCTCATCAACAATATGAACGAGCCAGACCAGTTCGGCGGCACACGCAATGTCGAGACGATCCGCAACACAGTCGATCCTGACATACTTCCGGGCGGCCACGACAATCCGATCGACCGGTCCGACCACCTCACCCACCCATAACGCCAGCCCAGGCAATCCCCAGGTGGGCCACAGAAGCCGGGGGAGAAAGGAATTTGTGATGGTTCAGTTTAAGGGAACGCCAGGTCCTTGGTCGGTTGGTGACGATGACGAAGGCGCAGATGGCGTTGCATACATTGAGGTTTATGCTGGCGCATATGGGGATGCATCATTCCGTTCTATTGCGCACGTTCAGGCCAATTTCCTTGACGATAAATTTCAACCGATTTGCGATGGTGACTTTGCCAACGCCCGCCTGATCGAGGCCGCCCCAGATATGCTGGAGGCCCTACAGGCGGCTTCGGGGCTGCTAGCCGACATATACCCTGATGGCCTGGTCAAAGAAAAAGTCGATGCTGCCATCGCCAAAGCGACAGGTGCCGCATGACCCGCCCCCATTCCCCCGACCTGCGCGCGAAAACCCTCGCGCTCATGATGAACCCGCCACGCCCGCATGTTGAGCAACCGCGCGGCCATCGCGAATGGTCCCTGCCGCTCGCTGAGAGGAAGGCGCGATGAGCGATGCAACAGTGATCGTTCGCTTCGATGAAGACGGCGAAATCACCTATCATGTCTATGGCGATACACGACTGTATATCGTTGACGAGCGCGCGCCTGATGATCGGGTCTATGAATGGCTCCCGCGTGCATCGGGCGAAGACATAGCGGACATCATCCCTGTTGGCGAGAACATCGGAAACAGCAGCGATGAGCGCCACCCTGTCCTTGCTCACCGGATCAGGTCTGCGAGGGAAAGCCGTCCCCATCTTAGCATAGTGGAGGATCAACCATGACCAAGCGCCCACACTGGTTCGTGTCCTGCATGGAGTGCGAGTCCACCGCGCCGAACCACTCTGGCATCTGCCCGGCCTGCGAGCGCGAGCATGGCTATGGCGCCCTGGTCGATGATGTTGACCCGGCTGCAAGGCCGCCGCTGCCGTTGCGGCTTGTGAAGGAGAATGCGCGTGGTTGAGGTTTCGCAAGAGGCGCATGATGCGGCTTACACGATGCTGCGGCGCATTGGGCGCGGCCTTTTCCCTTCGCACTTGGACGCAGTGGCAGACGCCTTCGCCCAATTCCAGCGCCAGATCGAGGCGGCGGATATTGTGGGGCTGCGGGCGTTGCTGGCGAGGGCGACGCCGGGGCCGTGGCACCTATGCCAGCACTTGAAAGGCGTTGAACAGGATACTGCATGTAGCTGCGGCTATCGTGGCGTCGTTTATGGCCCTGAAGATGAGGGTTGTGCGGTATTCCAGGACACTAGCCCTAACTGCGTTGCTGGCGTGGTGCGTCGCGAAGGCTATGGGTGTCCCCGTATGGAGATCTTGGGACATTGGAGACCGGTGCGACATTACGGTCCTTTCTGTCTTGTTGGTCCACTCTATCCTAGCCTCAAGGAAAACCCATGACTGACCCCCATAAAATCGCGGCTGGCTTGTCGGAGGCGCAGCAGCGGGCGCTGATTGATTGCGAATGGCACGGCTCCGGTGAAACCGCCTTTGCCACCATTCCTTGCCTCGGCGTATCTCCGCTGCCCGCTAGTCTGGCGCACATGCTCACGCTGCGGAGCGACCGCATCACCCCACTCGGCCTAGCCGTCCGCGCCATTCTCATGAAGGAACCCAACCAATGACCGAACAGAAGGACTTGCGGAGCGCGCTGGAGGCTTGCCCGTTTTGCAAACATGCGCCCTATGACGTGCCCCAAACCTGCTTTCATAGCGACGGCGTCCGCGCCCACCGTTACCGCGTGTTATGCCCCAACTGCGGAACTCAATCGCCAGAATACGACACCCCGGATGAGGCTGTCGGCGGTTGGAACGGAGGCGTGGCTTATGTGCCGGTTCAGGCCGTTCGCGCCTCCGACACCATCGGCAGCGGTGGAGGGGAGGCTGTCGCGAAGCTGCAAGAGGAATTGGCCCAAACGCTGGAAGAACTGATCGATCATAATGGCGATAGCATGGACGATGCGCGCCAGAAGAGAGTTGATCAACTGAGGGAGCGTCATTGGTCCGATTGTGCGGTCCACAATGAGCCTGCAATGCCTAATGGGCCTTGTGATTGCGGCGGCTATATTGTGTCCCTCGCCACCCCAGCGCGAACGGATGATGCTGCGCAGGCGGGCGGCGATGTGGCGGCGATGCGGGAGGCGGCTCAATTTCTCATTGATCGGCTATCCGAACTGGAATGGTCGGACGATGGATATGCCGATGTCATGCGTGACTATTTCGGACACGTCGAACCTGCAATTGGCCGTCTCAAGTCAGCAATCCGCGCCCTCCCCGCCCAAGAAATCGATCACCGGATGCTCGTGCAAGAGGTCGAGCCGGACAAGGACGCCCCCAATGGCTGAGAATCCAGACATGATGTGGGGGTGGTGATGGGAAAGCACGCGCCATTCTGGCCCCGGATGCTCAAGAAGGCGTCCGTTTGCGCCTACCTTGAAATCTCTGCCGCCGAATTGGAGCGTGAGATTATTTCCGGCCGCCTCCCGCATCCTGTCATGCTGGGCAATGGGCTTCACTGGAGCCGGGCTGATATTGACGCACATCTGGAACGCCTGACCGGCGAAACAGGCGGGGACGATTGGCGTGCTGGGACAAAATTATATGCCAACGGTTAGGATCGTCAAGCATGTGAAGCGGACCAAGGCTAAAGGGCGCTTCTATTATTATTTCGACACCGGCCAGACAGATGACGCCGGGAAAAGGATATGGCAGCGCTTGCCAGATCCCTCAGACAGGGTGTTCGGCGCAACCTATGCGGCAATGCTTGGCCATCGTGAACGGCGGACAAATGTCGTTCAGCAGCTCACGCTTTCCAAGCTGATTGACCTGTATCAGGCGAGCGACAAATTCACAAAGATGGCCGCTTCCACAAAGCGCCTATATCGCCTCTACCATGGCGAGCTAGTCGACCAGTTGGGCAGCGCGCCCGCACAATTGGTGGAGCGCAAGGATATCATTCTGCTGCTCGACAAAATGGCCGATCGGCCCGGCGCCGCTAATATGGTAAAGCGCGCAGGAGGCGCAGCCTATGCGTGGGCGAGGAAGCGCGGGCATGTGACGAACGACCCATTTTTCGAGATTGAAGAAATGGACACGGGCGAGCATGAGCCATGGCCCGATGAAGCCTTGCAACTCTGCCTGTCGGCGCCGGATGACATAGTCCGCCTGACAGTCCACCTGCTCTACTATACAGCCCAGCGGATCGGCGATGTCGCTTCCATGACATGGAGAGATATCCAGGACGATGCGATCCACATCACGCAGCGCAAGACCGGCAAGCCGCTGGAGATACCGATCCATCAGGAACTGGCCAAGGAACTGGCTCGCCATCAGCGCAGCCTGACAACGATCATTCCAGGCAAGCCCGCCGAGAGCAAGAACAACCGCCTACGCCTCGCTATACAGGCCGTTTGTGCTGGCAGGGGCTTCAAGGTTGTCCCGCACGGATTGCGCAAGAACGCCGTCAACGCGCTGCTGGAAGCTGGTTGCAGCACGGCGGAAACCGCGGCCATCAGCGGGCAGTCGCTACAGGTTGTCGAATATTACGCGAAGCGCAGATCGCAGAAAAAACTTGGCAAATCTGCCATGCTCAAATGGGAGCGAACATAATGCGCCCATTCAAACTCTTTCAAACTGGCTCCGAAACCAGCAGGAAACCGTTGCTATTTTTTACCAAACCGTAACCATGGGGTGCATGGATTCGCCCTTCTTCCCTTCTTCCGCGCCTTTTGACCGGCGGGCCTGGCCAAAGGGCGGGCGGCTGGATGTCTGGCGGGCGCGCGA